ATATGTTCTCTGTATGAAGCTACAATACTTGCTCCTGCTACAGAACTAGTATTTACATCTGTTGTAGCTAAAGAAGTATTTAAAACTACAGGTGCGTTTGCACCATCTACAAGAACTATTTTATCATTACCATCATAGTTATATCTTTCAAAAGAATATTTACCTGCGCTAGTTCTTCCTGTATCTCTTACTGTCCATGTCTCTGATACTACAGTTCTATTTGCATCACCTGTAGCAGTGTGGGCAGCAGCAGATGTACTATTAGTAGCACGAGTAACACCAGTAAATGTAGTAGTTGTTTTACCTGTGTAAGTAAACTCTTCTGAGTCAATCACAATACTACCACTAGAACTAAAGCCTGATGTATTTTTAACTGTAATTGTCCCTGAACCAGACATAGTAGCACTAGAAGTTATTGCGTCTACAGAATTTCTACCTAAATCAGTAGAGGCTGAACTAAAAATCTTTTCGCCTCTAGCTGCAATTATATTATTATTAAAAAATGTAGTTAATAATACTGCTTCATCTGAGGTAGATGTAACAGGAACTACAGAACGTATATGTCTTTTAAATCCACTTACTCTTCTGTATCCACCTTCTACGTCAGGCTCAAAGTTTTCTAATTGAAGAGCTTCTCCTGCCTTCATTATAAAAGTAGAACGGTTAGATACTAACCCTCCTTCACATATAAATGGAAAATGTTGTGTTTCTGCTGTATCTGGCATATTAAGATACTCTTAATACATTAGTTCTAGAACTTGAAGATCCCCCTAAAGGATAAGTAGACCTTAAATAATCAAACCTGTTTACTAATAGTGATTGCATATTTTTAATACCACTCTTAAATAAATCCATATTTAATTGATGTAATTGAATTTCACCTCTATATTGATAAACAAAAGCTATAGCCCCTGTTACAATAACATGAGCAAATCTATCAGGTATAGTAGTAGTATCACTATAAGCAGAAAGATCAGCTGGAAAAGTATAGTATTCAAAATCAATTTGATAAGATTTAGTAGGATATGGGTATAATACATAGTTATTATCAGGTGTTCTTGCTACATAGTGTGGCACTCCACCCTGACTGAATTGAGCTACAACTACACCACTTGCATGAGCTGCAGCTGTAGTAGAAGAAGAACCTCTAGTTACACCAGTAAATGTAGTTGAAGAACCTATAGCAGTATAGGATACAATTTCATTACCAATATATAAAGTACCAGCACTATCAAAACCTGAAGTACTTGCAACTGTTATTGTAGTAACAGAGTCAGTATGAGACTGACTTAATGTAGTAGAATTTATTTCATCTTCTTGAGTAATATATTTATCAATGTAATCATTGTAGTTTAATAATTTTAATTTACCACCAGAACTACCTAGATCTGAATCTTTAATAAGTCTAAAAGTATTGTAGTCTACAACTTTAGTACTTGTTGGTAATGAATATCTAGGTACACCTGCTGTTAAAGTTTGATTAGCAGTTGCATGATTAAATGGATAATTATAATCTGTTTGATTAATGTAACGTATAGATTCATTTATTGCATTTTGACATTGTACTTGTATACCTCTAGCAGATGTAAAATTAGCAGAGGTTAACTCTACTTCATTTAATTTCACTATTACTTTATTAGTCAATGTTAAATATGTTTCAGCCATTTGTGATTCCTATGTAATAGAAGGGGCAAGTTTCCCTGCCCCCTCATTTAACATTTATGCGAGCAAGTCTCGATCAACTTCTACTGGAGAAGAGTCGCCTTGATCACTAACGTCTACCATCCAAGCGTAAACACGAACCTTACCTGCTGAGAATGTAGCACCATCACCTGCAAAAGTCAGGTCTAGTGTATCTGCAGAGGCAAGAGTAACGTCTGCTGCTGGAGTAGCTGAAGGAGCATAAGCACCATCAGAAGCACCATCAATATCGAATGCAGCAACAAATTCGTCAGCATCTGCTGCACCAAGTGTTGCCGTAGCATTCGTACCTGTGTTCATAGTTGCAGAAGTTACAACTTGAAAACCAGCATGAATTACTCGTGTGTTGGCAGGAATAGTAAGGCATTGAACTACATCACCAGATGAACAGTCAATAGCCTGTGCAGTTAGGTCAATAGTTTTTTGTACCATGTACGGTGAACGTCCACGTTGTGAACTTCCATGTGCAGGTAACAATAATGAAGTAATAGTAGCCATTTATTAAACCTCCCTTACGCTGCGTTGTATTGTGCAACAGTGATAGCTTCTGGACGAAGTACCTTTCTGCCGTACAAATGCATCCCACGAACAATATCAGCAAAGCTATCAGGATCTCTGTAGGTTTCTGTTTTATTGATCTGTTCTGCGGTTGCTATAGCTGAGTCATGTCCAGCTACGATAACACCATAATTAGCAATTTGGTTTGCAGTACCTGTAGTACCTGGACCTGTGCCAACTGATGGTAGGTTACTAGAAACATACAGACGGAAACCACCAAGATTATTGACAGCTAGTCCGTTACGTATACTTCCTGACTCACCGAAGTCTGCATTATGAAGACGTGAATCTTCGTCTCGCAAGATTTCCATGAACACTGGATCTACTACAAGCCAACGACCTGCTGTATCAACTTGTTGTTGATCAAGCAAACGAGCCATACGAGCTACTACCATAAGAGGTGAAGCAGTCGCTGTTGGAAGTGCAGTTGCACCAGGTAATCGAGCAGCAATCGGAATTGAGTGTGCTCCTGCGGAACTTGTGGTAATGTTACCAAAGTCACCTTTTTGCAGTTTCATGCTATCAAGCAATTCGTCTGTACCTGCAGTAGAAACAGCAACAGTACCACTTGTAGTGGAGTTTACTGTGTCAGCAGAAGAGTGCAGAGCTGATTGCTTAAAGCCTGATAAGTAGCCAAGAACTTCTTGGTCGTACTGATCTGCTAAACGATATGCAGCACGATCTGTTGCAAGCTGCATGAAGTTAACGTGTGAATGAGCTTCCTCAATGTCGTCCATTTTAAAAGCAAAATAGTTTGCTTTATCGACTACAAGTGAAAAGTCTTCATCGTCAAGATCTTGCGCTGTAACAGTTGTGCCACGGGCGTATGAACTAACAGAAATTTCCGGCTCTTTGATGATTTTGACTGTATCACCTTGAGCAGCTATCTCTCCGAAATAGTCAGAGTTAGTTATATCACCCACAACAGTACTCTTGCGAAACGCAAGTTGTACTTTTTTAGAATAGATTACAGGACTAAAATTACCGTTAGGTAGATTCCCATAACCTGCTGCGGTTGTAAAAGCCATGATTATGTCCTCCTTGGATGTTTGGCTAGTAGCTAAACATAATGACAGAGAGGCTGACATTTTCTAGGGTGCGAGTAATCTTTAAGTTGGCCTACTTAAAAACTATCGGGCCTATACTTGGCAGGTAGTTCTTCTTTTATTGTTTAGACTTATTGGGTTTGAATAATAAACAGAGGTTGTCCTAAAAGGGGCTTTGTTTATTATCCCTAGTTATACTGTTAATTTTTTATTTGTCAACAGCTTATTACCGAGCATTGCCCGATACATCGTAAATAAATTTACCTGAGCGCATTGCTTGGGTAATTTCTTCCGATTTCTCTTCAAACTCACGGTTAGACATTTTTGCTACATCAGACTCTTTAATACTATTACTAGAGTCATCTGCGTCTACCTTAGTTTTAGAACCTTTGCTTACCATAGAGGCAGCAGCTTTAGATTTAGCTTTCTTATCTTTAGTAGTTAAACCTTTATCTACTTTATAAAGATCTATAACACGTACTACAGAAGCTGGATCATCAGCGTTTTCATATAAAGCATTCTGAACCCACTTAGGTTGTTCATCTACCCAGTTGTGAAACTCATCTGCTTCTCTTAGCTTGTCAAAGTCAGAGTGACTTTCTCGAATTACATTTTCAGCTTTAGTTCTAATAGCCTCACTTTGTACTTCATCAAGCTCTTTAATTCTATTTTCTGTCTTACTAAATAACTCCTGTGCTTTTTTTTGTGCAATAGTTTCTACTATTCCAGCTACATCAGGATATTTTTCTG